TGCTTGTCTGCAAATAGATGCAGATAAAGTCTTGTTTTCGGATGAACAGGTAGAATTACCTGAACATCCCCCTCTTTCTCATGTTGATGAGTTTTTCAGCATACTAGTGAAAAACTACGATCAATATGATATTGAGGAAATGCCCGCTTCCCAGGTTAAGATGCTAATTGGAGGATTGGCCGCATATTTTATAAAAGCCTCTTCGCAGAAATAGGTAAGGCGAAGAGGTATTTAGATCATTGGGAGAGTACATTTACATGGTATCCCAAAGCTGAAAAAGGTGATATAATAAGTATAAGGGCAACACTTACAAAACTTGATCCCACAGAATACAGGGAAATTGTACACGAATGGCCGATTCGTGATTTTATTATATGGTCGGAAGAGAGTAGAGTTAGAGACGTATTCGATGATATGACTGAAGATACTACCTAAAGTATGGCAACTGCGTCAGCTAGACTTGAGGTTAATGATGAAGGTGCAGTTGAGACTATAACTGTAGCTGGAGAAAAATTTGAAAAACTAGCCGAAAAGACTGATTCAGCATCTAAATCACTTAGTAGGTACGAAGAAGCATTACAACGTGCAAAAGAAGAACAAGTCCCACTTCAGACTGCACTTAAAGAAACATCTAGTGATTTAGATGACATAGATAAAAGGGTGGGAGGAATACAAGCTGGTGCAGATAAACTTGGTATATCATTTCAAGAGTTAGCATCTAGGTTAGACTTAGGTGCTTCTAAAGACCAGTTCATAACCGATCTTAATAATGTAGTAGATGAGCTTGAGAGTGCATCTTCAAGTTCAGACTCTTCATCTGAATCACTTAGTAGGTTTGAAGAGGCAGTAAAAGAAGCTGAACAAAGTCAAACACCATTACAAACTGCACTTAGACAAACATCAAGTGACATTGATGATATAGGTAAAAGAATTGGTGGTATTGAGGCTGGTGCTGAACAGTTAGGTATATCATTCAAGGAATTAGCTTCAAAACTAGATTTAGGAGCACCGAAAGAAGAGTTTATAAATGATCTAAACAGGACAGTAAACGAGATTCAAAGTGTAGGCCAAGAAAGTGATAAAACTACAGTATCACTTGATAGGTTAAGAAGAGGGTTTAGTGCTACAGCAGATGAAATACAAGATACACTAGAAGAAACAGGTCAACTTGATAATTCAGTAGCAAGTGCAACTAATAGACTAAATAAGCTAGATCAAATAGCAGGTGAGACTACGGTAAGTTTTCAGGACATATCTCAAGCATTAGACTTTACCGTACAAAGTACAAAAGGGTTTAACAGTCAACTTGATAACTTAGAAAAAGCACTAATAGTAGTAGATGAGAGTTCAGATAACTTGGGTGATAGACTACAAGAATTAGTACAAAGTAGTGACCTAGCTGAAAAGTCACTTCAAGACCTACAAGCACAAGCAGCAAAAGCAGAGGGTAACAAAGAAAAACTTGCAAGGGCAACATTGGAGGCAGAAGGGGCAGAAGAAAGATACTCAGAAACACTATCTTCTGTTACAAGAAGAAATGAAGCTGCAAATGAGGCAATAGTAGAAAGACTCCAGACTCTAGGTAGAAGTGAAGAACAAATTGCACAAACAAGAGTAGAGCAGGAGCAACTAAATAGAGTAATAACAGGATCACAAGGAAGGTTTAGAAATCTTCGTGGTGCAGGTGCAAATGTAAATGAAATACTATTTAGTACCGGAGATGCAATACAAGACTTGCAGTTTGGGATTAGGGGTGCAGGTAATAACATAGCTTTCATGGCTGAAAACTTTGTACAAGCTGCATCTAAAGGTGAGAGTTTTACATCTGTGCTTGCAAGTGTAGGAAAAGGTCTAATGGGTCCTATAGGAATTATAGTAGGTCTACAAACACTTCTTGCATTAGGACCTCAAATAGTAGAGTTTTTTAGTAGTGCTGAAGATGAAGCAAAAGACTTCAGTAAGTCTATCGACGAAGCTATAGATACACTTATAGAGTTTACAGGTGAGTTTGAAGATGAGCCTTTTGGCATATCATCAATAGATGAAGCCAATGATAGTATAAATAGACTACTCGCAAGACTTAATGCATCACAAAGAGAATTGCGTAATACACAAGATGAAATAAGAAGCCTAGTTGGACTTAGTAATACAAGAGAATTAACAGAACAAGAAAGAGAAAGACTTGAGCAACTTAGAAACAGAAGAACAGAATTGCAGAATATAAATGAACAAAGAGAAAAAGCTGTAGAAAAGATAAGAAATGCAAAGCAAGACCTTAATGCAAGAAAGCAGGTAGAAGAGGACCTTAAAAATATAGGTAGAGATAGGGTAGACCAAGCATCAAAAGAGTTTGATATAATAAAGGAGATATTCAGAGTACAAAATGAAGTAATAGAACAACAAGCTAGTTTTGATGAAGACCTTAACCTTTACCCAACATTTGAAGATTCTACATTAAACGAAATAAACGCAGCATTTGAAGATGGTATAATTTCAAACTTAGATACAGCTAGTTCAGCAGTTAGTAGGTTGAAAGAGCTTCGTAGCTTTGCAAATGAAGAACGTATAGGAGAGTACAACAAACTGATATCTAAAATAGAAGAGTATCAGAAAGAGTTAAAAGGTACAGAAGAAGATGGTAAGTCTGCATTTAACTCTATAAAGGAGGTACAAAATGCAATAAACGATGATGAGATAGATACACCTAAAAAGGCTGGTAAGGCAATATCATTCCTAGAGAATAAGTTAAAAACTACCAAGTTTGAATCCGAAGATACAAGAGAAAAGATAAAGAGACTCCTACAAATACTTAGAGAATTGAATGGTACTGCTAAAAATGCAGGTCAAGAATTGCCCCAAAGTCTTGGTGCTGCATTTGAACAATTAAATGGTGCAAGAATTGCAACTCAAGCACTAACAAATGCCTTTAGCGAGTTGGGTACTGCAATTGGTAATCAAAAACCTGTGCTTGAAAGTTTTGGTGCTACTGCCATGAACCTATTGGCAAGTATTGCATCACAAATTGGTGATATACTTATAGCTAAAGGTTCAGCTTTAATTGCAGCATCCATATTTGGTGACGTATCAGCTATAGGTAGGGGTGCAACACTTATAGGAATTGGTACTGGACTTAAGGCAACAGCCGCCGCCGCAAAGGGTGTATTTGGTGGTGGTGGAGGTTCAGGTGGAGTTGGTAGCCAAAGAAATAGATTAGAAGGTGGGGGAGAAGGTGGGTTCAACGTAGGTGGTGGAAGTGGTGGTGAGCGTGGTAGAAGAAGAGGTGGCCCAGTTCAGGGTGGACAGTTGTATGAAACACATGGTCTTGGAAACAGAGAGTTTTTTGTACCGAACATGGATGGTGCAATAATGACACAAGGCCAAATGAGAAGTACATCGCAAAACAGACAAAGAGATATAAGAGTTACAACTGAAAATAGACTTGAAGGTAGTATAAATGGCCCAGACTTGTTTGAGCTAGATACTAGACTAAAAGAGGTTGAGCAGTTTAAGGAAGACTTTGCAAGACAATAGTATGGCACTAATACAGCAACAAGTTTCGGGAAGACTTGGGCTTTATGATGTAACTGTATTTGATAGTCAAAATGATAGGGACCCTTTAGACGTAGAGTTGTTGAGTGATGTTGTTATTGAGTATGGTGAAATAGATAGGTCCCCTGTTAGGCAAATACTCAAGTCTTTTGTAAGACTTAGTTTTAAGGATGAAAACCTAGTATTACATAATGAGCTAAAAGGTGGTTTTAGCCAAGAACGGTACATTGTAAAAATAGAAGGTAACGGAGTTCTTTGGCATGGCCTAATAAAAGAAGAGAACAGAAGAGTACCCTTTACAAATAGAGTTGAGGTAAATACCACAAACCTAAATTGTTATGGTGGCATTGAAAAAGGTAGACTTTCAGTACCAAACCAAGCATCGGGAAGAACAGGAAGAATTGAACCAGACATAGGAGCAAGTTCTATAAATGAGTTTACAAGTCAACTTGCAGTTGAGGGTTTTGACTCAGAAAAAATAAGATCTGATGTTCAACTTCAAGACTATCTTGGTAACGTACAAGAAGTTGGACAAATACCATCTTCACCACCGCAAAATGATAGACCGATAAATAGGTTTAGACAGCAAAATGCTTATAAGGCAATTAAGGGGTTTGCAAACCTATCTAAGAATGTGCTTTATAAGTCATTGTCAGAAGGTAGCATAATATGGGATGCAAGCATATATATAGGTAGTAGTGGAGATTTCAAAACAAGGGGTGTAGGTGATGCATTTGATTCATACTCTTTTGTAGCTAGACCTGAGCTAAAAAATACTATAGAAATTGACAACTTTATAGTAGAAGATAGTACAGGATTTAAGCTACTAAAAAGTACAGGTACTATAATAGTAGAATTTTCTAATGATGATAATATAGCTGTTCCAGGTGCAAAAGTATTAAGTGACGAACCTAACGATGATGTATATTGGAGAAGAGATGAAAGTAATGGTGGGTTCAACTATGCAGGTACAGACAAGCAAAAAGAGGTTGTATTTGAGGTTGGTAATACAGGAAGTCAAGAAACAGCTAGTATGTACATTGGGGAAATAGACCCAACTAGAGACTTAGGTATAGCTTTGACTTGGGATTCAGATGATGTAAGTGGTAGTCCAAAAGTTACGCTAAACTACAGAGGTAATAACAATTCAACATTTACAGTAAATGATGCAAGCACAGAAACTAGCTTAATAGGCAACGAGACAACTGATTTAATAGATCCAGAGATAGTTGTTGAAGGTACTAATGATAAAATAAAAATGAAAGTAAGGTATATATCACAAAGTCAGTATGTAGAAGAGTTGGTGTCAAAGTCTCAGAATGAAGGTGTAGATGAAATTACAATCGAAGATTGGATTCCACCATTGGTAAATAAACCTGGAACATTTGATGAGAACGATCCTAGGTTTATAAGAAACGAAGAATTAGGTGTAGAAAATGCACAGCCGTTTTTGTACTTGGCAGAAATGGAAAATCAGTTACGTCCGTTTGGTACTAGAACAGCATTAACTAGCCTAGTAGGGTTGTATGGTCCAGAGTACATACACGAAGTTGAAGAGGATGGTAGTATTTCTTATTGGGAAGCTACAGGACTAAAGTGTAACCTAAACACAGGTATTACAGAGGCTTCTTTAGTAGAAATTCCCGTACATACACTTACGCCTTAGTATGTCATCAAAGTTTGTAAAAAGAAGGCTATTCAATAGGGTAGTTATATGGGATACTAAAGGTGGTACTATACTTGACCTACCTTCAAGGTATATTTTATCTGGTAGTAGTCCTAGTAAGTCAGAAGAGTATGTTGACTTGGCAAACGGATCTCAAATTCCAGTTCGTAGAAATAGCCAAGTTCAGGTTCCCATAACTGCAAATGAGCTAGACGTACTAGCTGAAGTAATACAAAGAAGTAAGTGCCCTGTTAAGGCTGCATTTATAGGTCAAGAAGGTACTGATAGTTTTCTATGGCTTGAGCCTACAAGATTGCAAGTAAGAGATCCACAAGTAGAAACAGGCTTACAAGCACAAAAAGTATTAGAGCTAAAAAGTACAGTATTTTATCCTGGTATATGGGAAAGTGAAGACTTAGTTGGAGGAATACCGTGGCAAGGTACTGAAGGAGTAGTATTTGAAGATATAAAAGGATCACCTACAAGATTAGAGCCAAAAGGTGAACCTAGATTTGGGTATAGAGGTCCAGGTTGGGAAGTAAGCTCAGAAAGTGATAGTGTAGACTTAAAAGGAGAGGCACAATTAAGTAGTGATGCAAAACTGGACTTTGACTTTCCAGTATGGGGCGCAACATTAACAATTGATACGATTGTTGGGTTTTCATTGGGGAATATAGTTGTAAATGCACTTAACTTCAATAAGTCAGTAATAAAAAGCGTAACTGCACAAGATGATACAGAGTTTGTAATACCAGAAAAGACTTGGAGTATAGAGATTAGCGTATCATCTTCAACAGCTAGGCCAAAAGTTAGGGTAAAAAATACTAACGTAAAAAGACCAGCAATTGCGTATGTAGGAAAGGTAGCACCAGATTGCCAAAAAGTTGATGATCCAGACTTCATAAAAATACCACAACCAAACAATCCTCCACAATGGGAAAACAAAGAGGATTTAGTTTGGGGTAAAGAAAATACAGCACCAACATTTACTAAGTGTGAGGATTATACCGTAACTTCAGATTTATCAGGTGGTGGTAATTCTCCACCTGTATTTACAAAATGTAATAACTATACCACAACACCAGAAAACACAGGAACACCACCAGAATCAGGTTATAGTCCACCATCAACAATACAGCCAACAAGTGCAATTTACACATCTGATGGTGGATTTGCAAAAATAGATTGGCCGGGACTTACAAGAACGAATATAAAAGACAATCCCGCAGATGGTGAGTTAGCAATAGACGAAAATGCTGGTTATGTTTTTGTAGCTACAAATAGTGGTATAAAAAGATATGATTTAAGTGGTGGGAATGAAACAAACATTGTAGGTACAGACCCAGACGGAGTTGCGGTAGATCAACTTACACAGACGTTGTACTACACTTCTCAGGCAGTAACCGGAATATGGGAATCAGATTATAGTGGTAACAATAATAGTAAGATAGCAGACCCACCTGGAATTAGTAACTCAATTGCAGTTGCGCCCGATGGTGGGAATGGTGGGTTTATATTCGTAGCAAGTTTTGATGTACAAGAGATATATAGACTTGACCTTTCAGGTGGTAACAAAAAGACTATAGCAGACTATACAAACAGAAGTGCAACTACATATTCAAACGTACATTTGCACTTACAAGAGGCACTAGTCTTTTGGCAAGATTCACCAAAAGGCACACAAAGACGTGTAAGAAGGGCTAACTTCAATGGTACAAATGAATTTGGGATCTTCTTGCAGTCCTCAAGTGTAAATATATTCGACATTTATGAGTGGACAATACTTCAAGATGAAAATAAATGGATACAAATAGAAAGAGAAGAGAACGCATTTAGTAGGGTAAGGACTAGAAACTTAGATGGGTCTGGACTACAAACAGATAGTATAAATGACCTAGACTCAGGAAGCTATCTCCATCCTGCACAAAAAATGAGTAACTAAAATGCCAAGAGTATTAGAGACAAATAATAATGGAGATTTGTCGTTTAAGGAATTTGTTTGGGATGATGATGAAGAAGACATATCTTACCCAATTCAAAGTGTAGTTGAGCTTGATAGAGTAGATGGTGTAAAACAAACAGATGCAAGAAGAGATCCAGATTGGCTGACTTATAAGACAACAGAGTTAGGTGTAAACAGTAGCTTAGAAAGGTGGGAAGAAGAGGTAGAAGTAATAATAAGAAATGCAGAGAATAACCTAGAGATTGCAGAGTACACCTTTTTAATTATTGCAACAGATGGGAAAGAAGAATCAAAAAGATTCGTAACTCTTAGAGTAGTATAAAACAACAAACTATGTCTAGCCCACTTTCAGACGGAATTGTACTTGCAGACAAACAAACAGATACAAAGGGGATTGTAAAAAATGATGATCCTGGTGGTAGGGATATAGCATCAGTATATAAGAGTGGCTTGGTGAATGATACTGTTGTTATAGAATATCGTCCAGACAAAGATCATGGTTGGGCGCAAGTTGTAGACTTAGCTTCCGGTAGTAGTGATATGCAAACTCTACATAATATGCCGGAAGGTGAGTATAGACTTAACAGAAATGGTAATCAAGACACAATAACAGTAGCCCTAATATAAGGTTATAACAAGATGAGTTCTGTAGAAAGTGCAGTATCAGAAACGGCATCTAAACCTGTAAAAGAAGTAACAGTATCATCTACAAAAAGTAAGGCGAAAAACAACAAGCCAACTTGTAAGTCAATATCTAGCTTTACTGTAACACCAAAAACACTAAACTAATGGCTGTTGAGCTTAAAGATCCAGACGGTAACGGAATACTTGAATTTACACAAACAGTTGAAGACGTAGATGGGGACAACCTATTTATTAGTCTTGAATTGAATAAAGTAAATGGTACTGTACAATCAGGTCCAGATCGTGACCCAAGTTGGCTTTCTTTTACCACATCTAGTTCTCTGAAAAACGATGGTACTAGAGTAGTAGATATAAACGTAGAAATAGATGCATCTGAACTTGGGGGTACTGGAACCATTTACGAATTTGAGTTAGAGGCAGATGATGGAGTTGCAACGTCAACTTGTATCTTTACACTAAACATTAAGCCTGCTGTAGTTGATGGTAGTTCCTTCTTTACGGTTAAGAAGGATACAGCAAGTATCATACGACACGATCTAAATACAAATTGGGACGCATCAACTACGAAAGGAGGTAACTCTATAAGCCTACCTTCAACATCACCCCTAAGTAATTCAGGGTTTCATATAACAGCTAACGGTGAAAATATATATGTAATAGATAGAAGTGTTGACCCAGGCGAAATTATATGGTACACACTTGGAACACCCTATGATTTATCTACAATGCAAAGACAGGGTTCTAAGTCGTTCCAAGTTGATGGTAGAGATCCAGCTGCTCCTTATGTAACAAAAGATGGGACCGTACTTGTACTAAAGTCTAGGGGTATTAGTTTAGCAGACTTTACCCTATCAACACCTTATGACATAACAACAGCATCATTAAATAACACTAACTTATCTTCTTTTGGCCGTTTTGGTGGTGGTGTTTTTGTATCAGAAGATCAGGGTAAAGTTTACTTAAATTCTTCTGATGATTTAGAATCATATGACTTTGGCACAAAGTTTGATGTATCAACACTAACAAACAAAAAACTTGTTCAACATGGTGAGGGACAACCTACAGGATTATACATTAAACCTGATGGGACAAAGTATTACCATCTTAACGATAGCGGGGATGTAATTGAGTTTGATATGTCGACACCATACGATATAGGCACAATAAGCAGGGTGGATAGTGTATCAATTGGTACTGATGATAGTCGAGAGAGTATAAGATTTGGAGTAAAGTAGTGTATTATTCAGGCAATTATTAGTACCATAAAAATAGCCCCTACGCCCGTGTCTGGACGTAGGGGCTAACCTGTGGGGTTTCCGGTCGCTGTAGGCCAAGAGTAGCCGCAAGAGAGGTTTTACCAGGGGGGGGCGGTATGGTAGGACGTGCAGGGGCTTTATCCTCTTAGAGCGCCGCTAAATCGCTCCTAGACAGCCCCAAATTTTCGGCTTTTGTATATATAGATTGTAGTTTACCATCTTCATCTTTCTTACGAAGATGGTTCACTACAAATGAGGCAAAAGACTTAGGCTTAGACCTATAACAAAAGTCTCTCCCACGTTTGGTAACGTGTATATCTTTTGGTTTTAGGTCATGGTATACGTCAAAAAGGTACTCAAACTTCTTACCTATGAAGTTGTAAAGTTTACCTAACCTATCTTTTCGCCTTTGGATATCCTTCTCTAACTTAGCTCTTTTTTCGGCTGCTTGTTGCTTGTTTGCTTGGTAGGTTTTAATTGCAACTTTGTTTAGCCGAAGTATCTCCTCTGAAATATCAGATGGGTCTTGACTACTTTGCACTTTTCTTTCATGGTGCATTGTAGCCCAAGTGTCTCTTATGGTTAGGCGTTCAGGGTAGGACAAAACCCACTTTACAGTATCAGTATATTTGTATGTTCTTTCTCTTACTCTAAACCTAGAATGAGACTTTCTTATCTTTTCGGGCTTATTCATAACTACTTATTCATGTTGATACCTAGCTACAATTAGGGTTTTAGTCTCATAAACATATACATCACATTCACCAAGAACATGGTGATTATAACTGTAAAAACATTCTTCCCCGTGGTTACTATCTAAAAAGTGAAATATAGCCTCAAGACAAATATCTGACTCTACTTTACCATTTACATTTCTTATCTTTATATCCTTGTCAGTTGTAACCATAAATTAGGGTGGCTTATATATAATAATAGGTCTAAGTTTACTTTTTAATCATGCACTTCTTTCCAGGGTGTACCACACTTATCACATGAAGGCATAGTATAAAAGTGGGTAAACGTTTTCATTATGCCTTTGTAGTAATAGTGTTGCGTGGTGTACTGAAAAGTTGTATGTGTAGAGTCACATTTACAACTCTGTCTAAATAGCCTCCTATCATAGAAACACTCTCTAGGTTTACTATTGAAATTAGACATACAAGAAAAATATAAGGAGAAACCCTAATACTGCTTACCATGCTTTTGTGGCCTATCTTCATTTACGCGCATCTTAGCCACAATTGCACCACCAACATCAAGGTTATGTTCACCAGCAGTATCCATAATACGTATCATGGTATCTGCTAGTTCTTCTTCAAGTTCAGAAAACCCCTCTATCTTTGTAGATTCAGGTATGCCTTCACGATGTGCCTCTAAAGCCTCACTCAACTCTGAGTGCATAAGTGCAATTGCAGTTCCCATTTCACGTTTGTTGTCGTGAAACCCTTTATCATGTGCCCATTCATTTATATATTCAGAGTAAAACTGAACAATACGTGAAAAGTTATCTTCAAACTCTTCAGAAAGACCAGAATCTTGCATATCAACAGTTGTATGAAATGATAGTAGTTCTAACGCAAACCTACTTTTGTTAAAAGACATCACTCAAGTCTGCACTTTGACTGCTATCTCCAAAGTCCTTTTCAGATGGCCCATTAGAATTACCTTCAGAATTATCTTCAGGTTCATCTGAAAACTCCATCTTTTGTTGGTCTTGCTTTCCCTTCAGATACAAGACAGCTTCCTCACATAGAGATCGTACTTGGTCTATCTCACCTTCTGCCATAGAAGGCTGCACAAAAGGTGTAGGAATAGTTTCCTGCTCATCGAAGGGTGCTGTAACGGTAGCATAATACTGTACCGCAACAGGCTTACTGTTTTGGTACTTTATTTTAATGCGTGACATTCGCACTTCTTCAAGGTTCCAGTCTATATGTCCAAGTATCTCTTCCATATTCATTTTCCAAAACTCAATCAAACCCCTCCATATCTCTCTAAAATCAAATGAGGGTGTTCTATGGAATTTATCTTTGGTTTCTTTAACCTCATCCGTTTCCTTAGATAGAGCTTCGTACTTCAAAGTTACTCTAGGATCACGGTCGGGACCATCCTTGTACTTTATATCTGAAAATTGGTGGTTAGTATAATCCATTTTACTCATAAAAGTTACTTGCTAGATTAGGTTTAGATTAAAGTTATAAAATGGGGCATACCCTACGTGTAAAGCCCAATGAAAAACCACGTAGAGTATGCCCCAAAAGATCAGACTAGAGTTAGGGCTATACTTAGGTTTACCTTGTTATTCCCATTGTAGATAAAAGTCATCTACATTTTCCTCTAGTCTCTTAGCTTCGCTTTCAATAATATCATGTGCACGTTGGGCCTTTTCTCTGTTGTCCCAATCACGCAACTTCCTACCAAACTTTTGAACAACATTGGAGAAATAGTCAGGATCAACTTCACCCTCAACAACTGCATATCTCATTTCCACAATTGTTTTGTAGGGTGAAATTGCCTGTCTGTATTCTTCCAACATTTCCTCAGTTGGGTATCCTTTTGGCCCAAAAGATTCTACCTTATTGTTAAGTGCATCTAGTAGGTTATCAATGGGCTGAGGTTTGTGGGAATTGTTCATCTTCATTCCCAACTTTGTAAGTGCAGTTGAAAGACTCTCATTAAACTGTGCAACTTGAGCCTTATGATTAACCTCACCTGAAGTGTTAGGATCACCCTTAGAGTTATCTTCAGGATTACCCTTAGAATTACTTTCAGGTTCAGACTCACGTTGAGCTTTCAGACGATTCTTATGCCTGTCTATCACAGACTGAAAGACAGACTTTGCAGGTTCAGACCATTCACTAAGTTCCTGCTCAACGTCTTGTATCTTCTTTTCCAGATCATCCAACTTCAAAGATTGCAGGTCTGCATCTTCAGAGTTTATGATCTGTTGCGTAGGTGGAGATACCTGTGCACGCTCACGATTGTATGGCATATCAAGTCTACCGATATGCTTTTCAATCATTTCCATCCCAAGATTGTACTTGGATTCATCATCGGTATCATTTACGCGATAGTGGTATTCACCTACCTTATTACGTAGGGCCAAACCTTCAAGTTGAGATAGTGATTTATCTACCTTCTCAACATACTTGGTAAACTCTCCCCATTTGGTTTCATCATCTTCTTCATCCGGCCCTGTACTTTCAGAATTATCTTTAGACTTACTTTCAGATTCAGATGAGCCTTTAGGTCTAGGTTGTGTGGTTAGGTTGTCACCTTTTGGGGCTACGCTTTCACCTTCACTTTCGGTATCAACATCAGATGTTACTTCCATCTGAAAACCACTATCAGAATTATCTACAGAATCAGGTTCACTTTGAGACTTATCTTCAGGTTCATCGTCAACCTCAAAATCAGCATCAACAACGTCTTCAGGTTCAGATAAATTGGTATCTTCTTTTGTGGAATTACTTTGCGCCTTATCTGCAACTTCAGAGGGCACTTGAACAGTAGGGCTATCTTCTTTGCCTAATTCATCAGGCATATACTCACGTCCAATTCCTACACTTGGAGCGTACCATTTCTTTGCACGTTTCATCGCCCGTGCAAATAGCATATCCCTAGGATAAGATTCCCAATTATCTTTCCAGGTTAAGTTTGCAGCTTTAGCCTCATTCCAAGTAAACTCTGCACATCCTAACTTTTCACCATCTTCAGATATGCATACTCTTGCAAGACCATCAATTACATCACCGTTATCACCAAAGTCTACGGAAACCTCATCTACATAGTAGTCAAAGTGTTCTGACATTTGTAGCATAGCAGCAGACAATTGTGCAGATACAGATGGGTTCCCATCAATGGTATCTATATGCCTAACTGCACGTACAGGACTAATTCCCATTTCAAGTCCTGTAATTATTTTGGTTGCAACCTCATTGGTATTCTTTGTACCAAAGAGTTTGCTTTTAACTAATAGACTAGATAGTTTCCAGACTTGGTTGAAATTGCGTAGCTGTATTGAATTACTTTTAGGATCAACAACAAGATCGGTTGTCTCTTCAGAGTTACTTTCTTGACTCATAAACTATAACAGTATTTTTTATAGTTGAGTTTAGTGATATAGTTACCATAGCCTAATACTATGATAACAGCCTACTACCTAGTAAAGAAAAGAACAGTAATAAAACATCGCCCGTGCGTGTGCCCAACGGGATTGTAGTTTGTGTACGTACATAGACTAGGTAGAGTTTCGGGAAATTGGGTCTAAACCTATTCTTCACAAAGGTTAAGATCGGCTCCGAATGGTAAATAATATCTATAAGAAAAGACTAGAATAAAAGTTGGTAAGAAAAGAAATAGGTACAATCTTTTTTTTTTTACTCTATTTCTTTAGGTATGTTACCAACTTCAAACCAGTAACCTTTCTTTTTAAGTACCTTACCAATTTTCATTACTATGTTAGGACTACGCTTAGACTTACCATAACTTCCATCTAAGACTTGCCAAACATAATGGTACTGTGTATCTTTAGTTTTGCCAATCCAATCACATACTTGCTTTAGTGTAAGATCAGGATGCTTTCGTATGATTTCGTCTACGTGATCTCTTGCAGTTTCGTAAGTAATTTCCTTCGTATTACTCATATTAACTTTTGTATTTATCTGTACGTAAAGAGCGTAGAATTAGACAGAAGATAAAACAGAGTGTTCCAGAGAGTTATAAAGAATATATGTACTATCTAGCTAGTAATTCAGGTAGAAATAAAAAAATACCCTATGCCATAACTTTCATGACATAGGGTATAAAAAACTAATCTTCGTTTATACTTAACTCTTCCAGTTTTATCTTCCTAAGTAAATTCCCAAGTGCAGAAGTAGAACGAGGATTAGGACAACGTACCCAAATAAAATGCTCATTAGGCTTATCACCAGAGTTCATACTTTCAAACTCTGTTTTAACACTAATACCAGGAAAGGAATTACACATTTCCTTAACGGTATCAGGATAGTATGTAATAACCCTAAGAACAGATTTGTTATGTACTTTGTGTGCTTGCATACCAACAAAAGATTTATGATTCGATAGTATCGAAATCGTAGCTGTCACAGTTAGCCGAAAGTGAGTTCCACGTTTCGGGTTTTACTTCGTGGTTTTGAACATGCTCAAGTTTGTCATCGTCAACTGTGACAATATCGTAGCTTTCAGATAGTTGGTCACAGTTAGAAGGAATACCACGGTAAGATGCATCAAACCATAGTATGTTGACCATCTTACCTTGACGTATGCACATAACCCTAATAAGTTTTCTAGGATTACCATTATAGTCTTGCTCAGTAACGTAGGAATCAACCAAGAATAACATAGCAGTTAAAGGTTGTAGTTAAAAATAGCGTGATAGTTGTCACGAAACCATTCGTCGAATTTCGTGAGTTTCCTACTTAAATTGTTGGGATCAACATTGGCATTAACAATCTCAATAGTCTGAGATTCAGAATGAGGAAAACCATATTCATCGACCCAACAAATGATTTTCCATTCCCTAGATTTAGGAAGTACGTAAAGTTTCTTCTTTCTTTGTTGAACAACTACATCAACGTCTTCCTTCTTTTGTAGCTTTTTAACAGGATCAGATTCAGGCATAAAAGTTACTTGCTTATTAGAAAAAAACTGACAAGGACTCATCAGTACACCTTTATAGGTGTAGATGGTAGGGTAAAACTCCCCTACCATTATCGTCCTCACTTAGTAATTAGAAACCAGGACGACCAACACCAGGATCAGATCGTAGGTTTCCCCTACGTCTGGATTCCCTACGCCAATCGTCCCTTAACTTTTGCCCTGAACCATTGTATTTATTCCCACAATCAACGCACCTGTTTTCCATTGTACTTTGAAGTACAACCTCAGAACCACAGGTACATTCTATAGTTGGAAATTCGCCGTTCTCATCAGAGTTATCAAACTTATAGTCTTTCATGGTTTTACTTTGTTGGTTAAGAAGAAGATTTAGGTATCACTTCGTCTTTTCGACGATTGTAATACCTGTCTTGCATAGATCGTAACTCATCTATGGTATTGTCCAACTTATTAACTAATTGTTCCTCTTTCTTAGATTCACAATTAGGTTTAAGTTGGTCAATATCAAACTTAGCTTCAGATAGAAATTTAAGTCCGTTGTGTGTCATGGTTAGTTAAACTTTCTTTTGAGATAAAGACGAAAAGATGCATACGCTACCGCAAACATCAAGGTTGAGATTAAGCCCATGATAGTAGTTAGAGATTATCCAAAGAAACAGACGAACGTGACTGAAAATCACCAACAGCAGATGATAGGTCATAACCGTGGAAAACAAAGTCTACATCTAACCTGTCTTCTGCTGTTTTAGACCTAGTAAAAACCTCATATTCTTCGTATCCATCATCGTACTGATGGATTAGTAAGATAACTTCCCATTTACCATCAAGAATATCCCTACGTTTCCATTCAAACTTTCCGATCTTTGACCTAGTAGGTAGAGACATAGCTAAAAAGGTACTTGCTTGTTAACAGAGAACGAGATTAAAAGTCTACTTTTTTACCGTAGACTGAAGCCAAAAAGAACCATCACTCCAAATGGTAGTTGTAGATGGTGGTCGGTTATCGGTTATAATGGTAGCCTTGAATTTCCCAACGATTGTATCATTGGAAAAGGAAGGTTCTACCTGAAGATTTTCACCAAATTGGCATGTTATAAATCGCCTCACTTCTGTCTGAAGATCAAGAGTGTTATAGTCCTCTATCTTCATAGCCCAAGACCTACCAGACTTTGTGTTCAAGACTAACAGATAGTTTGTAAAAGGACCTTCAGAAAGATCACGAATGTTATCTTCAGGATTGTACTCAACAATTTCAGCCATATCCACAAAAAGGTTGTAGTTAGAGATACAGTTCATCAGTAGGCATTATTTCAGCCTAGAACCGTAGGTAAAGCCCCACGGCTTTCCCTGTACCTAAAAATTGTATGATTAAGCATCGGAATATACGTCCGAAAGCATATCATACAATTCAGCACCACTTAGGGGATTATCCCAGTAGTGAGAAGGTAGCATAATACTCTCATTAGACTGTATGTAATACATTAGCTGTATTACAGTACCTTCGTGGTTCCAAAAAACCTCAACATCTTCAATGCCATAAAGATCAGCATTGAAATTGTCAGAAAAGAAGTGGTCTTTCATGTCTTCGATAGAAATAACTTCTATCTTATAACCAGGACCACCCTTATAACTACGTGGTACGTTTAGGATTACAGTCCAAGATTCGGAATAATCAACATCATCATAATCAACATCGCCTCCGTCATTGGACTTTGCAATCCAAGATTTGTCCGCAAGACTTACCTTCAAGTCTTTGTCAGGACCAAACCATTCTTCCTTACAATTACGTAGTAGGAAAATAATTTGGTTGAGATCGTGCATGTTAATGGTATCGGTAAGACCGTCAGAAGCATTACCTAACATGGTAGTAAAAGGTTTGCTGAAAATTGCATGACTGATTTAGGACTCATCAGAGTGCCTAAAAAGACACTAATAACAGGGTAACTTTCACCCTGCTATTTCGTCCTAGTTAAAGATCAATGATAATACTGTTGGTAATAAACTCACCAACAACTTCATCATCATCGTATAAATACCAATCACCATCTACCTGTTTAACATGGTAGGATAGATCATTGGCATTTAGAAACTCATTCATCCTTTTCTTTGTGGTTTTGGTATCATACCCACCATGACACAAAGAAAGTAATCCGTCACCGTAATTGACAGTTACGATAACAGTATCATAAAGTTTGCAACTTCTAGTCATTACATGACCATTATTGTTTCGGTCAGTAAAGACTGAAGTATTATTATAATCGGAGATACCAGCAATAGAGTTTTTCATCGTTGTAGGTACTTGCTTATTAGAAATAGCATAAAAAGAAATGCCCCTAAATCTTCAGGGGCATTGTAGGACTACGCAGTTTCAAAATCATCTTCGTAGATTGCAGCAACATCTTCCCCGTCTTTGTACTGCTTTAAGGTATGAAAGAAAGAACGTCGCTTCCTATCATTACCGTCGAAAGTAATGACAACCTTAGAATGTAGGTTAGGATTATCGTCAAGACGGTAAACAGAAATTAGGTCAGCACCTACATCCATATTGTGCATAATAGCCTGCACATCAAACGCCTCTTCAGCATCATACAAAAAGATTGTGTAATGGTGATCGAGATTGTCCCACTCGTTAATAGTCATAGGTTTACATGGTTACTGTCAGACAAACACAAAATGGTACTATACAAGTACCGTCCCAATCGTAGGAATTGAACCTACGCAGACCGGGATTGGGATAGTAGGTTAAGATTGTTACGAAAGATTGTGAACAATTACATCTACTTTCTCATTTTCTTCTTTGTTGATTTCAAGTGCATCAAGATTGCCGTTACCATCGTATGCACCAAAATAATAACCGTACTTCTCAGTTACCTTGTTATCGTCAAGGTAAAGATACATGTTTTTCTCACGGTTAAAAAACTCACCTGTCAATCGTACTATATCATTGTCCTCAATAAGTGAGGAAATTTCTTTGTTGGATGACGTTGTAAGTTCGGTAATACCCTCAGAATATCGCATAACTAGATTGTAGTTTATGAAAAAGGCTCATCAGGTCAACTTTGTAGTTGACTATGGTATAAAACCATTTCGCTTTCATCAGTAGTTAGACATAATGTGTTACGATGCTATCGCAACATCACATGTTATGTGGTGGGCATTGAAACAGGTTCACATAGCCTGTCAAGTTCGTAGGTCTTAATCCCTACTACTACAGAGGCACACATCACAACATGATGCCATGCGGCGATCTTAGGATAAAATTGTATCCCATCGGATCGCCCAAAATAGCCGTTTTTATCGTTTGTCCACATTGGGCCTTCAGATTCAGGCCCAAATTCCTGCACTTTGTCACGGAAAGTGGTAGGATATCAACCTACTTTGAGATAGTAACGAAAGATACTAGGAAAAGACCGATCTTGGCGGGATTAAAGCCTCTCCCCGTCAAGGCACTAATATGTATACGTATACGCGGGGCTGGTTCCCCGTGGCCCCCGCCCTCAGCGCCGCTAAAGGCGGGTTTGATGAATCTCCGACGAAGGAAATCGGGAAATTAGGGCATTATTTGGTAGTTTTGGCACAATACGTTTAATGGTGGGTAAGATATAGCCATTGTATGAGCAGCATCCCACAATTTTATGAAAGATCATTCAGGTAACAACGAAAACAAATGGGGTAATGCCCTTAGAGAACAAGTATTGTGGTTTATATTTGCAGTTGTACTTGCAGTTGGTACTTCTTACATGCAAGTAAAGCTAAACGTAACAACAGTAAACACAAACCTAGCAAATGCTAAAGAAAGAATATCAGAGTTAGAAGATCGGCAAAACAGGATTGATGATAAGAGGGAAAGATTAACAATACAGATTGAGAAAATAGATCAGAAGATTAACATACTACTTGAACGTCAAGGCATAGACACATCACAACTAGATCAAGACAATGGACAAGATTAAGTGGAAGAGACTCACGTTTGGGATTTTGGCATTGTTCTTGTTTGTTTTGTCGGTGAACCTAGTAATGCTATATTCGGGTTTACCTGGGACAAAACATCTAGGTGGAATTGTAAATCTAGGTTTGGCAGTTGGTTTTGTACACCTAATTGATCTTTGTGATGATAGGTGGAGTTTGTATGTGCAAATCATCGAAAAAGAAAACCTACCGTTGGCAGTCGCTTATTCGGGTTGGATTATTGGTGCTTGTATTGCTTTTCCTAGTTCAATTTTGTAGGATGCCTGAAAGTGTATCATTTGGGCAAGATAAGCCTAAACACCTAGATACACTTAGTAGCTTTGTCCCAACTGAAGAAATAGGTAATAATGCAGGTCCAAAAGTCCCTGTTCTTAAAGCACTCGGGTTTATGGGTTTTGAAAAAGGAACACCTTACTGCGCTGCTACAGGAAGTTGGTGTCTTGAAATTACAGGTTCAAAATACCCTAAAATTAGATCAGCACTCGCAACAGACTTCTTACAGTCAGAAAGGGTTGTATTGGCAAGAAAAGTTCTTAGGCAGCAAGATACTGCAAAAGTTGGATGGGGAATTGTGTGGAGACGTGGTAATGGATACCACGGTCACTTTGGGTTCGTAGATTCAACCTGGACTGGTAGGTGTGGATGGGCTGTAGAAGCTAACACAACAAAAGAGGGTAAAGAAGGTATCTTTAGAAAGAAAAGATGCATAGATCCAAGTGCATACTTTTCTATAGTTGCCTTCATACCTACAAAACCAGCAGGTAGAATTGTAAGCAAACAAGAAAGTAAAACATTCAGCTTTAAATCATGCTCGGAATTGGGGAGTTATTCGGAAAAATTGTATCTGCTTTTGTATCCTTATATGAGACGATATTATCGTACCCAAAACGGGCCGTTCTCTCCGTTGCGGCGCTGCTAATAGGTTTAGCTGTCTTCTTAGGTGGTAGGTGGTCCGCTCAATGGACGAATGGGGATGGGGGCAGTAGTAACCCCTTCTCTTCAAAGATAGCCCCTGAGAGCCTCTCACAGCTCCTTAGGGAGACTGCGCCGGATGAGGCTTATTTGCGGGAAACCCCACGTAAAACTAGAGTTGATACGGTACGTGTAAAAGTACCTAAGTATATCACAGAAAGGGATACGATCTATAGGTTTTTAGATACGGCAAGAGGCGTGCTAGACTTTAATGAGCCAAAGCTAGATATAAGTGCAACTTTTCCTAATTTAAGAAAAGGGTTTCTACTTTTGCCGCTAAAGAACGGAAATCCTACAGTCCAAGTTGGTAACGCAAGAACCCTAATAGACGTTGTAAATCCGACCAATGCTAGAACAGCAACATTGGAGTATGCTCACGACATTGATTATTTCGATTTTGGTCCTTATTTGGGTGGTACATACATACCAAGACTCACAACTAGAGTAGAGATAGGCACATATGCCACTTACAGAGATAGAGTAAAACTAGATTTAGGTGCTAGTTTTGATGTGTACAATCAAACCATAAGACCAACAGTAGGAATAAGACTTGAGGGTAACTTAACGGATTAGACTAAAAAAACATTCAGGCATAGAAAAAAAGGCAGTCCATATTTCAGGACTGCCCTTTACGTATTTACCCATTTCAGTAGTATTTACCTACACTAGTTCTTTAGGTGGAGTTGGTATCTTCTCGTTTACAGGGCTCCACAAGTGTAATACGCTTTTATGTAGATCAACATAGTCTTCTTCTTTTGGGTGTAGTTGCATAACAACTTCGTCATTTTCCCAAAAGGCATACTTTACAACTGACATTTGCTGCCAATTTGGGGCAGAAGTATCATCTGTAACATTGTCATTTATCGTTACAGAAACATGTTCCCACCCAGTTTCACTCCCATCGTGGGATATAATTTGTATAACATGCCCGTCTTGGTTTAGTGTCTTAGTTTTGTCTAAGAATGATATAGACTTTGTAGGCACAAGAAAAGCCCCAACTACACCACTATCGGATGTAGAGGATAATGCTCCTTTAGTAACTCTATACCTTTCGTCAAATAGGGGTTTGTCTCTCATATCTAAGAATTGCTTTTGTTTTTGCGTTTGTAAACAGGGTGAACAGTTAGCTTAACTTTGTCTGCACCTTTCAAGCGAGTTATTCTTTCGGGTGGTACTTTTATCTTAATGTAAGACTCATCATCAATCCCTATCATTACATAGGGATCAGAAATAGTACCTATGTCTACAATATCAAATTCCTGCATTAAGAATTAGGTGGTTTTGTTGAAAAACTGTCGTATATGCTTCTTGTGTATTTACCTTTACGTGTTGTTTTGTTTCTTGGGTTTATGACAGAAGTGTAGTATATAAGAGTAATTTGTTTAGGGGTTACGAAAGAGGCTTCAAGATAGCCTCTTCTCTTTATAACTGTTTTCTTACGTAGGTCCATAGGCTTTAGATCATCATTTTAAGGCTTATGTTTGCTGTGCAATAAAAGGTTGTAGTTCTTTAAGCTCATCCGGCATTTGTACCTTGCCAACGTAGGACTGAATTTCGTCCCATGCACCTTTAAGAGATACACCTAGATACACACATTCACCTGCAATAGCATATGCGGTGGTTTTGTGGTATGACTGTTCCATGACGTAAACAGTAATTCTATACCTGTCTCTATCCTCTACGTCTTTGCCCCAATCAATAATAGATATTTTGCACCTGTAGATTGCACCCCTGATAACGTATGCATAGTCCTCATTTTTCTTTGTTACCTTTTCAACGTATGCCATAATACTAGGATTGGTTTTGCCATTGAAATTAGGATAAGATGCGTAGTTCATTTTAGTCCTATCGTCTTTCGGTGAAAAGATTCTAGCCTATCAATTTCATCTTGACTTTGTACCTTTTGCCATACGTAATGCTCGTGTGAATACTTCCACCACACAAATTGGTCTTTTCCTGTTTCAACTCTTTTGTGGATTTGGTTATCTACTTTGTAGTAGTATTCCTTTTTAAGTAATTGCATAGTTTAGTGTAGTTTTTGGAATTTAGATTCAAGTTCATCTTCAGAGTAAGACTGCATCACACCTACTGGTGTATAAATAACATCATCATCAGTATGTGATACTTTAGACCAATGTATAGTTCTTTGGTCTGTATTGTAGTTGTATAACTCTTCTCTCTTAAAAAGATTACCGTTATAAATTACACGAGATATATGTTTTGTGTTTAGTGCTTCCATAGCAAGATTTACCTACTAGTCTATCTTTTCAATCCAATGAGGAAACGCATGCTGAGCATTTACATCTGAGTCTTGATCTAAAGGCTGAAGTTCTATTGTATCGAACACGGTAGAAAAAGGACCCCCGGAGTTTGTAGATGATACTTGGAATAAGTCTCCCTCTTTTACATCAGAGTCAAACCTATCTTCTTTTACTACTTTAACTGTGTCACCTACTTCTAGCTTCATATTTAGGTTAGTGTTGTTAAAAAAATACTATGCACGTTTAACGATAAAAGGAGGTTTAGATAGTCCGTTGTTTGCATTTCTAAACTTAACTGTCATTGTGCCCCAATCTTTGTAGCCTTTTTGTCTAGCAAATGCATTTTTAGCATCTATCTTATTTCTGTATTTCTGCATTATAGTTACTAGTTTGTGTCTTCTGTTATATACTTTATAGTCTGAAAGCATTAAAAAAAAGATGTAAGTTTATAACTTGGTATTTCGTCTTATTTCTTCGTGTACGTATAAAGATGTGCCCACGCGCATGTTCCGCGCCCGTAGTTATTAACTTACTTTAATAGTTAGTATAACTCTCTTACTTAGTTTATAGTTTGTTTGTATGTGTGATGTGGGTGTTTTTGTGTATGTGCGTGCATGTGTAGGCTCGGAACAGGTTTGGGGCATACGTATATAATAGGTTGGTTATTATTGTTCGTTGTATGAGACAGAAGAATTAAAGTGGGTTTATGCCTATAGATTGGAAGGTAGTTGAGATTGATGAATTAGATTTTGGTTTTCCGATAAATGAGAAAGCTGCACTTCCAGATGTATCTAACTTTGGTAACAATAGTTCAGTACAACAAGAGGCAACTGCAAAACGTAGAAACTTGGTATTTGATCTTAAAGTTCAAGGTTATGAGTATAAAGAGATAGCAGAGATCATAACCAAAAAGTACAAAGAAGATCCAAGTCTAAACTACCAGAACCTACCGAAAAACTACAATGACAACCAGGTAGGAAACGATGTAAGAAGAGAGGTAGGCAAGTACGTAGAAAATAAAATAGAGAACGTAGAGAAGTATATCGTTATTGAGATTCGTAGGATAGAGAAGATGATAAATTCGTTGTGGGAACGTGCTACAGAGTTAGACGGGAAAGAGGCAGAGCTTACAGCTATAGATCGTATCATTAGCCTACAGAAAAGAAAGGCTAGTCTCTTAGGTTTAGATGCACCTGAAAAAGTTGACATACTAAAGAAGAGTCAACAAGAAGATGCATACTCAGGATTTAGTTGGGCAGATCCTAACGAGATACCTGAAGAAATAGAGATAACAGAAGAGGAGATAAACAATCGTGTTAAAAAGATAACTGATGGTGAAGATAATGAGTGATACATACTTGCTAAAAAGAGACAAAGATAGAGAAGGTAAAAGTGTTTACTTTCATAGTATAGACTCAGATGGTAACAAAAGAAGATGCTTCAAGAAAGACATGGCATTGGCATTTGAACACGTACTTATAGCGTCACATTACAAGTCTACTAACAACCTTAATAACTACAGTATAGTTAAATATGAGCAATAAAAAGTTTGTAATAGTACACTCTGAAAAAGGATTAGAAAGATACGTAACAGAGAATAACAAGTTAACATGGATACCATCAAATGCAAAAACATTTGAAGACAAGCATAAAGCAGATAGTTATATAGCATCATATAATCTTTTTAACTGCCACGTTGATGAAATAACTGTAGACCATACATGAAAAAGATAGTTCTTAAACATATAGAACAGGATAAGTATATTCATAACTGTCTTGGTAGTAAGCCAACAACAACATACAGCTTAAAAGGTGCAAAAGGATTTAAGGATTACAAGGGTGCTCAGAGGTATATGGAAGTACATAATCTCGTAGGTAAGTATGGCGCAAAACTAATAGCAACTGATGAATAAGATTATATTTGCATTGTCGTACAGCTTAGGTGTATTGCTTAGTAACTTAGCAACTATCATATCACTTGCAGGTATCTTTGCATTTGCTATAAGTGGAAGTGCAAGATATCTTATGGTAACAGTTGCAGGTGCAATTCTTGTCCTTTCGTTTAAGATAGAGAATGATGTTTGACTTTGACGTAGCAGATGAAACTCAAGCCCATGAATATGTTCTTAGGGTAAAAGGGCAAAATACAATGTTCTGGAAGTTTGTAGCAGATCCCAAAGAACCTGTTAGGGTAACACTAGACTTCAATGATGCTAAAAAGTTTGTAAGAAAGTCTGATGCTATATCATTCCTAGAAGACAATGACTTAGATAGGAAAGGGTTTGTAGTTAAAGAGGTAGAGCCAACTTAGAGCATTATGGGAGTTAAACATTTAGGTAGGCATGACCAAGAAATATATGAGTTTGTTTGTGATGCTGGTGATTGTAGCAATTCTTATGAGCATAGGATAAACGAAGATCTATGGAACGGTTGGCAGAAATTAGTTGTATATACAGACGGAGATCATACAGTAACTAAATGTCTTTGCCCAAAGCATCATATAACATAAAGGTAAACAATAACATGCCACTTCCTAATCCAGAGAAAGAAAAACATAACAGAGAAGTTGATGCATTTATCAGAGGTAAACATGACAGGCGTAAAGGTAAAGATTTAGCTAAAAACCCATTTGTAAGATCAGACCTAGATAATGAACCAGACTTATATGAGAAATGGGTATCAGGTTGGAAGTTAATGCAAGCACAAATTGAAGCTGGTAATATAGAAGAGTATGATTAGATATGCATAGATATTACAAAAGAGAGGATGGTGTAGAAGTAAATGTCTTTTACTGTGACAAAGAGGATTGCATGAACAGAAAGTTTGTCACATTTAGCCCACCAACAGGAGAAGGGTTAAAGCCTGTACCCAATTGGGGTACAATATATTTGGAGTATCCAGATGGTACAAAAGAAATAAAGTCTATTCTTTGCCCAAGACACTACAAAGAGTATCAAAATAAGTTGTAGCTAAAGACTAAAAGAACATTGGGCCATTAGCTCAATTGGTTAGAGCAGACGACTCATAATCGTCAGGTTGTAGGTTCAAGTCCTACATGGCCCACTAACTATATAGTAACAAAGAGAATGGGTCTTATGTCCAGAGAAATTATACCAGAAAAGTTTAGCAATCCATCACATCCAGTCAATCATCCAAATGATAAAAAATCATCAGGTGAAAGAGCTAAAGAAAGAAAAGAATCAGATAGGGTAATGATGGATGATAAAACATTTAGGATTCACTATGGTCATGAAAAAGGTGAAGATAAAAGACTAAAGCCATACACGGGATGATATTTAAGGTAGTAGTTGTAGCTTTTGTTTGGATGTTTGTAATGTATCTACTTAACAGAGATTTGTAGGAAAACTATGACTGGTGGAAGAGTAATAGAAGCAAGACAAGAACCAGAGTTAGACAAGGTAAGTTTGTTTGTATATACTGGTCCTGGTAAGAGTGGAGTAAGAGTAGATGTTTTAATAAACGAAAAGTCAAGAACAATAAGCAAGGGGGATATGGTATGGTGGCAAGGTGAGAGTCTATACTGGACACCGTACAAAACGTATGCTACAGAAGAACGTGTTGGACCTACTGATATAGAGCTTGTAAGAAAAGGTTATAGTAGAAAATCAGATATGCCCACATAGCTCAAACGGAAAGAGCAACAGACTTCTAATCTGTAGGTTAGAGGGTCAAGTCCTCTTGTGGGTACAAAGTTATAAGTTTTTCGTAACTCTACTTTTGGTGCTATACTTAACCAAAAGCACGACTGGAGTTTGGGGTTATCTCCTAGAGTGAGAAACCCCATTTTTATTTATGCACTAACCAAGTACAACCTAAGATGGATTACATACATCAAAAGCAACTGCAAGAATTGGAAGATGCGGATGCAAAAGCAAGGGTAGAATCAAAATCAGATTCAGAACAAAAACTTGAAGATGTAAAGGTAGAAATAAACAGGTTGATAAGGGTAGAGAGAAACCTAAAACAAATACTCTTTTCAATTATTAAGAATGAGACTGAGGTTAAAGACGTAGTAGTAGAAGAGGCTAGAAGAATAAGTAAACTTTGGCAGTATTCATTTCATGAAATGGATGGAAGAAATGCCAAAGATCGTAGTTGGAATAGTAAGCAATAAAAAAGGTTTATCCTAATATGCCACTTACACCTTACGTAGACCAAAACCCTCTGTTTTCCCCAATAAAGAAAACAAGGAAAAGGTATGTACTTCCGTATGGTGGAAGTGGTAGCGGGAAAAGTGTATTTATTGCACAGCTTATCATAGAAAGATGTATCCGTGATGGTAGAGAAAAAGTTCTTCTAGTTCGTAACGTCCAAAGTGACGTTCGGGAAAGTAACTTTCGTACTGTAGTCAAAGTATTAAAGAAAACAGGTCTAGCTTCAGAGGTTGACATTCTCGAACAACAAATGAAGATAAGGTTTAAGAATGGGGCTAGAATGATAGGTGTAGGATTGCAGGATAAGACGCGCCTGAAGTCTATAGAAGGCCCAACAAAGGTTCATATAGAGGAATCTAACCAAATAGAAGAGGAAGACTTTACAGAGTTAGATCGTAGGTTGAGAGGTAGCCATAAGCCTACGTTTCAGATGTACATGACTTTTAACCCGAACATGGCAAAAAGTCATTGGATAAGAAGAGAGTTTTTTAGTACAGATGGAAAGTATGTAGAAGACGCATTTCTACATAAGACAACCTACAGGCATAATATATTCATTGATGATGAGTACAAAAAGACACTAGAAAGACTACCAGAAAAAGAACGTAGGATATATAAGTATGGTGACTTTTATGACTTCAAAGATCCAGACCAACTAATAGGTGGAGAATTAGTTGATAGGGCATTTGAAAGAGAAACCCAAGACCTAAAAGGTAAGAAAAGAATGGGTGTTGATGCTGCAAGATTTGGGGATGATAGGTCTAGTATTGCAATCCTAGACGGAAACGTACTCGAACATATAGAAAGCCTAGAAAATAGCAGGACAAATGAAACAGCTACCAGAGTCACCGTTTTAACGAACGACAAAAACGTATCACATGATGGTATCGTAGTTGATACTGTAGGTTTAGGTGCAGGTATAGCCGATGATTTAGTCAAAAAGGGGTTTGACGTTATAGAATTTAAGGCTGGTTCTAGTCCAGTTGAAGATAGTACATACAAAGATAGCTTCTTTGATTTCAAGAACCAAAGATCACAAGCATGGTGGCATTTGCATAATTTGCTTAAAGCAGAGAAAGTAGCATTTAACATAGACAAAGATAGTGAAATAGCGCGTAGGATAAAAGAGGACCTAACAGCCCCTAAGTACAGAATTGTAGGAGACAAGCAGGTAGAAGTTGAACCAAAGATTTCAGGTAGTGGGAAGTCAGAAAGTGGTGACAAATGGGGAATAAAAGACAGGTTGGGACGTAGTACAGATGAAGGTGACGCAGTAGTTCAAGGCTACTTTGAGTCTAGGCTTCAAAATGATACTGATTATAGTAGAGTCTTTTAGGTATGATTAACCCAATTAAAGCATTTCGTCAAGGTTATACGTCCAGTAAAGACATTGAGGTTGATACTAGTGGTGGTAGTATTAACCCTGCAAGTTTTGGGTTTAACGTATCGTATGGTAATAAAAACTTCTCAAACCTAACAGACTTGGCAGTTAAAAATCCCCTGTCAAGACGTGCCATCGACTTTATAGCTGATAATCTAGCTAACATTCCACTTAAACTTGTGGAGGTTTCAGATGATGGTGAAGAAGAACAAATAGGATCACATCCAGTCTTAGACCTACTTTCACGTCCAGGTGGACCTAAAAATGATAGGTACACAAAGGAGTGGTTGTTTACAGGAAAAGTATGGTCCATGATGGGTGGTGGAGAATACTGGTTACGTGGTGTATCACCTGATAGTGGAAGTAATGAAGGTTTGCCACGTAAATTGCAGCTTTTTGATAGGTCAGACTTCAACCACTTTGTAACTGATGGTCAAGGGTTTGTTAGTGGTTATAGTCTTAACCTAGAACAGCCATACGGATCAAAAGACATTAGTGGTGATACTGATGATATACTTCATAGCTTTAATTACCACCCAAAAAGAAAGGAAAGAGGTTTGCCTATATTGCTTAGTGTACTTCGTGCATTAAGTATAATGGAAGACAATGACAACTGGAACAAAAACATTTCCGAAAATAGGGGCCAAGTTCCTGGTTTTCTTATGCCTAGAGGATTGGACCCTGGAGATCAAATTGGACCACAAGACAGAGATCAGGCCCAAGAACAAGTTGATGAACAGATCAACATGGGAAGAAAAGGTCATAAGTGGACCGTACTAGGTGGAGCATTTGAGCCTGTCAACAACAACATTACACCTAAAGAAGCAAGTTTTCTGAAGTCCATGAAATACTACGGTAGACTCGTAGTTACAGGACTAGGTGTAGATCCAAGTCTTTTGGGTGACAACTCTGCACAAACGTATGATAACTATAGTACAGCCCTAATAATTGCATACACAACTAGGATTATTCCTATGTTGGAGTTTTTCCTAAGTGATCTTAACAGATGGCTTATACCTAAGTTTGAAGATGATAACCAAACACTTAGGTTGACATTTGATCCTATGAAAATAGATGCACTTAGGGAAGCTATGCTAGAAAAGATTGAAGCATTAACCAATGCTACAGATTCCCCTATTCTTACACCTGACGATGCACGCAAGATACTAGGTTATGAACCTGTAGGGGCTGATAGTCTAGTTGTACCTATGAATGTACAGCCACATGAACAGTTATTTGGTGGTCCAGATAGTGACATTAACATCAACATGTCAGAGTTGGATACAAAGTCTGACGAAGACATAATGCAAGAAATAGAAAGAATTGCAAACGGAAAGGTAAAAACAGATAAGCACCGTAAGAATGGTGCACACATATAAAAAAAATACCCTACGATCCATATTTCAGGACCGTAGGGTATTAGTCTAGGTCAATGCAACCTAACATTGTACCTTAGAATACATCATCAAGTTCCTCATCAGATGTATCAACTTCCTCTTCCTCCGTGGTAGCTTCAGATTCAGGGGCTTCCCCATTGGAAGTATCATTGTCACGTAGGTACTCATTACCCTCACGATCACGTACAACAGCCTTGTACGTGTCATCACCTTGAGACTTAGATCGGACAATTACCTCTTCCTTACCAAAACGTCGGTACAAAAGATTACGGAGGTTTTGGATGTCATTTTGGGACATTCCATCCAAAAGAATAGCCTCACCATCATCCAAGTTTGCATATTTTTCTGCAATTGGATCATACTGCGAAGATCGCCCACCACCACCAGACGAGGATGAGATTTCTTGTTCAGCTTCTTTCCTATCAGAAACTTGCATGTTGAAATCAAGGTCGGACATAGTAGTTTTGCCTGTCTTGGTTTACAGAGTAAGATTGATAAAAATGCGCCTTCTGTTACTGTACGTCGCAGAACAATGATCCGCAACATCATAGTCTTAACTTAATCTACATCATGTGTGAAGAATACGCCGCAAAAAGGTCATACGAAAAGATTCAGGTTAAAAGCCCGAAAAGAAAGCTAGGAAGGTTTGGTAAAATAAGAAACTCATATAGATACGAAAGCAAAGAGCATGACCTACCTGAAAAGTTGGTACGTCAAGAATGGAAAGCAGTAGAGGCAGAAAAGCAAGACGCACAAACACAATTGAGAGAATCACTAAAGTCTTTCTTTGAAAATGAGATAGAGCTTGTACTAAAAAGGCTAAAAGAAAAGTTTGGCATAAAACAGTTGCGTAAGTTTAGCAAAAAGGCAACTAAGCCTGAAGACTTTAACTTGGTAATGCAGACATTGTTAGATTGGTCCAGGTGGTTTGGGCTAACAAAACAGACTGCAAGACCTGGAGTTATTATCATAGTTGATCGTGGTTATCAGACAGGTGCATTGAGAAGTGGTGCAAATCCTAACAGTTTAACTCTTCCCTCCGAAACTGTAGAAAACATAGATCCAACAACAGAAAGAATATCACAAGGAAGAGGGGCAGTATTTAATGTAATACAAGAAATACTTGAAAAGACAGCAAGAACACAACAGACATTCAGAAGAACAGCAGCAAGAGAAATACAAAGAGGTTTACAAGAAGGTAGGTCACTCGCAGAAATAGTTGGTAGGGTAGCAAATAAAACAGAAGAACAGGTAGGATATCGTTTAGATCGTATTGTGCAAACTGCCGGAAATGGTGGTTTTGAGGTTGGAGAAATAGAGGGTATGAAAGACGCGGGAATAGATCGTGGTACTTGGGTATCACAAAGAGATCCTAGAGTAAGAACGCCCGCAAATGGTGATCTTTGGGATCATAGGTCAGCAGATGGTCAAGAATCAGACCTAAATGTAGGTTGGGTTATAACAGGTAAAGGTTCACGTCAAGAAACGCTCAGATTTCCCTCAGATCCGCTTGGTAGTCCAGGTAATACAATATATTGTAGGTGCTCAGTAAACCCGTCAGTATGAAAATATAGCCCTTGAAACCACGATTAGAGCGCCCTGTAGAACGGGCAAAATGATCCCAAAAACATTTACCTGAAATAGCATATAAAAACCACATCATGCCTTACGATATAAGAGAAACATCAAGATGTGGAGAGAATGAGTTGGGATTGTTCAAAGAAGAGGAAGATGGAAGTGAGGAATTGATTGCATGTCATACGTCAAGATCAAATGCCCAAGATCAAATTTCAGCTATAGAAGCAGGCAAAAGTATGAGTCCTAAAGACCTACTCGTTACACCTACATTTGGGCAGATAAAAGACCTAGATGATAAAGGTACTTATGGAGAGTACCTTATACATTTTGGTAGTAAAGAAGAACATGACCTAGAAGGAGATTTCTTTACAAAAGATACTGCGTTTTGGTTGGATATAGCCAATAACAAGTCAGCAGTATTGTATGGTCATGGAATGGATGATGTATTTGGTACAAAAAGATTGGACAAAAATGGGGCAACTCTAAAGCAAGACGATGAAGGTATATGGATGGAAACGCAACTTCAGCGTCGAAATGAGTATGAGGAAATGGTACATCAACTTGCCAAACGTGGTAAGTTGGGTCTATCAAGTGGAACGGCATCACACCTTGTAGAAAGAGAAAGGGTATCAGAAAAGTCAGGTAAGACAATACATGAAATTAAACAATGGCCGTTAGGTTTTGATGCTACATTGACACCTACACCAGCAGAACCTAGAGTTGGTAAGGTAAGACCAGTATCAGAAGAGGATCATAAGTCTATCAAAAAGGTTGCTGAAGATATACTTGGGTTTGGTGTCAAAAATAACGCTAGGAACGTATCTGTACTTGGTACAGAGTTTAAGAACCACTTTGGAAGAAAAGCAACAGAAGAAGAGATAGAAGAAAGATATCAAGAGTTTCAGGACATGGTTAACATGTCCGCTTCTGAAATAGAAGAATGGGGAGAAAAAGAGTGTTCTGACAAAGCATCACAAAACCCTGATAAAGTACGTAGTAGAGTAATATCTCTACTTCGTACAAATAAAGAGGATTGGGGAGACGAAGAATATGATGATGCTGGAAGAGTAATAAGTTTTGTAAGTAGGATGAAAGGTGTAGATGGTGGTGAAAAGCCATCCGAAGATTGTCCTACAAAAAGAAACATATCACTAATGAATTGGGGTTTCAATCCTACAAAAAGTGTTATGTCTGATTTGGGTGACATTAAAAACAAGTTGCAAAATATAAACTCAAGTCTAAAGCAAGAATTTAACGTAGGTGACTTGGTATCTTGGGAAGGTGGTGACGCTCAGGGAAGAATAGTTGAAACTGTAGGTCCAGATGATACCGTAAGTCCCTCAACAACACCACGGGAATTTAGTGGTAATGAAGATGAGGAAGGGTATCTCATAGAGTTGGTAGATTATGATGAAGAGGAAGATGAGGTTGTAGGTAGGGACGAAACTGTATTTCACCTAGCTGGAACCTTGTCTTCGATTAGTGAGTCAGATGTGAAAAACCATACGGAACAGACTGAGGATAACATCCTAGAAGATATTGAGCGCGGCATTGACGACATTAGCAGAAAACTTCAACGTATATAAGTAGCTTTTAACTAACTTCAAATTGGTATAATATAAAGGTATGCCTCAATCTGCAAAAGAAATGCGCCAACTCAAGGAAAAAGTCAATGAGTTGGGTGATAACATTGATAGTATCCTCAGTCTTGAGTCCGACATTAAGACCGCAAAAGATAGCGCGTCTGAGGCAAAGACTAAGGTTGAAAAGATAAGTGAAACCAATGCCGAATTGGTGGATGAAGTTAAGAAACTTCAGTCCAAAAAGTCTGAGCTGCAAGATCAGTTCGACGAATTGGACATGAAAATTCAGGAAGGAAAGGTAGGTGGAAGTTCTGCCAACATTGGGAAGGAAGTTGCCTCTGAGATTGCACAAGACGTTGAGGCAAAGAACCTTTCAAATGGTAGGCCAAGTCAGGGTGATACTTTTAAGGCAAACCTTGATGGGTACACATTGAAAGATATCACCAACATTGGTGGTGCTGGTGACGTTGTATTTCCAGATGAACGGGAAGATATAATTAGTAAACCCGTTCTTCGTACACCGCAGATCATGGATCTAGTTACCATGCTAGAAACCAGTAAAGATGCGGTGGAATACATTGTACAAAGTCTTGAGACTGACAATGCAGGTCCACAAGCAGGTCAAGGTGCTGCATTGGATCAGTCAGACTTTGAGTTCACCCTAGAAACAGATCCGGTGGAAACATTGGGTCATATTGGTAAGGCAAGTGTCCAAATTCTAAATGATGCTCCACGTCTTAGAACGTGGGTTAATACAAGAATGAGGGCACTTCTTGAGTTGGAGCTTGAGGATCAAGTTCTACTTGGAGATGGTACTGGAAATAACCTGGATGGTCTTGTACCTAACGCTACAGGTTATTACAGTAACTTGGAAAGTGCAATTGCAGACTCCCCTGTAACAGATATCGACAAGATTGGGGTTATGCTTGCACAACTCCAACGCCAAAACTTCCCTCCAACTGGTATTGTACTTTCCCCCGTTAATTGGTGGGGTATTCTCCTAACTAAAGATGGAGACGATCAATACCAAATAAGTGGTGCTCAAAATATGGCAAGTCCTAGACTTTGGGGCTTCCCGATTGTAAGTTCAAATGCCATGCCTGAAGGTGAGGCATTGGTTGGTAACTTTGAAATGGCAGCATCATTCTTTGATCGTCGGCAAACTACGTTGGAGATTGCAACTGAAAATGCAGACGACTTTGAGAAGTTGATGGTGACAATTCGGGCATTTGTTCGTGGTCTTCTTGCAGTCCAAAGACCACTTGCTTTGGTACACAACTCTAACATGGATACTTCTGCCCCGACTGGTAGTTAAAAATTCCATGTTAGTATTCTGGACTAAATACCACACTTATGAATACGCTCGTTATAGGAGTAGGAACAGGTAGATGTGGTACTAAAAGTCTAACAAGGCTTTTGTCAGTCCAGAATAGTACATTTTCGACGCATGAACGATTTGGGCCGCAAGTTAGGTGGAATTGCCCATCTAACTTGTGGCCTTATCGTTTGTGGCTTGATACCCTAAGAAATGACAAAGAAATAGTTGCAGATACACATTTTGTATGGACATCACACATAGGAACCTTTTTAAGATGGTCACATGGAACGGGAAGAAATGTCCGTATTGTAGCCCTGAAAAGAGATATAGATGAAGTTGTAGATTCATACGATAAGTGGAAGCCTAATTCAGATCATTGGTCATTTAATGGATATAGAGAAACCATGCCTGACCAATGGGATAAGTGTTACCCAACATTTGATACCGATAGTAAAAGAGAAGGCATAAGAAGATTTTGGCTTAGGGTTTATAACATAATAGACCAATATAGAAGTGACAAAAGCATTAAGGTATTCAGGACAAAAGACCTAAATACAGAAAAGGGTGTAAGAGATATACTTGAGTTTGTAGGATATGAAGATCCAAATATAGAGGTAGGAGTTAAGGTAAAAGCCCCTAGCTATCCTGGTCCAAGATAGTATGATAAATAATAGCTTTTGTGAGGCTCAGGTAGCCGTTCTAAGAGGCTTTCAGGTGCGGAAGTCCTACCATACCAGGGGATGCGCTAAATCCCGACACGGCCCGACTATGGCCGCAGAGAGGCCGCAAAACTTTCAAGACTAGACCACGGCACGGATGAAAGAAGAATTATGCCACATTGTACCTACGCATGAACGTCCAGACGTATGCCAACGTCTAATAAACTCCATACATAAGTATTATCCAGATCATAGTATTTATGTGTGTGATGATAGTATGCAACCACATAAATACGAACATGCTAAAAACGTAATTGCACCTGCATATGACATTGGACTTTCAGCAAAAAGAAACTTGCTAGTCCAAAAGTCAGATGAACCTTACATATTTTTGTGGGACGACGATTATCTTGTAACTGAAGATACAGACCTAGAAGTATTTTGGGAATTGTTGCATAAATTAGATGAGGTTGGAATAGTAGGTGGAGAATGGGTAAGGTCTAACGGGAAAAGAGATGTTTGGTTTGCAGGTGACATGTGGGTTGAAGGTCCCATTGAACGTCATAGGCCACCTGAAGATATAAAATCAGTAAACACCAGCATAGGTGAGATTAGGTATCATGATGTGATGTTTTGCCCTAACTGGTTTATTGCAGATAGAAGAACAATAGAAAGTATATATTGGGATGAAGAATTAAAACTGCAAGAACATAGTGAGTTCTTTGCTAGATTAGCAGCAACAAGAGCACTTGTAGATAAAGGTTCAGAAAAAGATGATATATGGCTTGAAAGGTATAGTAAAAGACAAGATGGGGATGATAGCCTAAAAGTAGACAGTAACGGAAGAGTTGAAGTTTACACTTTGTCTACATTTAGAAATAGAGATAAGCTGTCACATGTAGGAGGAATGGTAAGTAGTAATGAATGGGTAAAAGTAGACTTAAATTATGCAGAAGACCTAGAAAAGAAAGGACTTGCATATACCAGAAAGTCTATGGATACGGCAAGACCATTTCCGATAAAAAGTGTAGATAAAGATGTGCCTTTAGGTGTAGCATTAACACCGGACACAACTTGTTATCATGCTAGGGTAAACAGTAGAACAGAATTATACAATAAAAATAGGTTCAGAAAAGAGTTTTGGCCTATACAGCATCAAAAACTTGGTACTACAGAATTGGATCTTGTTCAATGGAACAGTTACCCATATAGAGAAATAGAATATTTGAAACCTAAAGACGTAGACTTTTCCACTCCAAACAACTACATAAGTTATGCCAATAATTAAGCTCAAAACTACACTTAGAAACCAGAAAGAGTTGGGTGGACTTGTAAGTGAAGGATCGAAAAGAAAGGTAGGCAAAGACTATGCAGAAGAATTGGTGGAAAAAGACTATGCCGAATTTGTAGAAGGTAATGAAAACCTTGTAGAAACTAACAGGGGAGAGTATCACGAGGACTTTGTAAACACAAAGCTCCCTGAAGACTTTCCAAGTAAAGAAATATACTCTATACTTGCATCCGATAACGTATACAACTTTGCAGCTTTGCTTTCATATGACAACTTCGAGGATATAAGTGGTATAGGACCCACCTATGCAGAAGAAATAGAAAAGGGTGTTGAAGTTGCATACAAAGAATGGAATGAAAAAGTAAACCAGTAATATGGTAGATACTTCCGATCTTACTACATTTGAAAGCGTATCAACATCCATACTAAAGTCTGATGCTGAAGATGCACTAACAAGAGAGGTATTTGATGCAAACGGAGACTTTGCCGAAGAAGGTAGGTTAGGTATATCTTCTGCGTCAAGAAGAGTTAAGGACTATCTTACAAGGGAATTGATTGTAGATAAACAAATTATCTTTCTTGCACGTAGAGATTGGAAAGAACCAGATAGAACACCTAACCAAGATTATACATACAGGTTGGCCTATCCTAGAGTTAGAGATTGGCCGGTACATTCAACTACGGAGGACACTATAATTGTAGATGAAAGAAAGGTGTTTTCATCTACTAGAAACCTAAACCAGATTGAGTATATTGCAGGATATAGAAGAGAAGACCAGGAATTAACTGACTTCCCGCAATATATTCAAGATGAGTTTAGTAATAAGAGTGATATACCTGTATTGCCTGCAACCATAACAGACGTTGTAAACAACATAGCAGTTCACAATGCTGTTCTGAAGATTAGTGGACTCATAGGTAAAAGCATATCAGAACAGCAAGTTGGAGACTTCAACACAACAGTAAGAAGAGAACAAGCTAGAAGTGAGTACCCAATGCAGCAACTAAAAAGAATACAGTCACATAGGCTGTTTACATAATGCCTATAGAGCATAACTTCCAAAACTTTGCTGAAGCATTAGCAAGGGATGAGGAAACCTATAAAGAAATGGTACAAGACCCATTGAAAGAGTTTATAGGTAAAAGGTTTGGGGCTGTATCAATAAATGAGTACATGCAAGAAGGTCCAACAAGGTTTGAAGATGATAACTACCCACCTAGAAGAAATTCAGGTCCACTTCGTAAGTTAAGTGGTAGGTTGGCAAAGGCAGTTTCAGGTGGTGGTACAGATGTATTTGGGGATGGTAAGACATTTGAGCAAGATACATTTGCAAATACAACTGAGACTGGATTTATATGGATAAGGGAGATATTTGTACCGTATGCACTAATACATGAAAAAGGTGGTACAATACCTGCACATAGGATTCCGGTTACACAACAAATGGAATCGTACTTTTGGGCTAAGTTTTATGAAACAGGTGAACCTACACCACAAACCAAGATAGACGCTGCAAGAGGAAATAAGTGGAGAAGATTGGCACTAGCTGCAAAGAAGAAAGACTACTTTAACGTACCAGCAGTAAACATACCTGCACGTCCTTACATAGAACCTGCACTTAGAGATATACAAAGTGATGTAGCAAATAGGGGTGCAGACCTTACGTTCAAGTTTCTACAAAAGGTACTTGGATAATGGCATTTGAAAGCATACCAGTAGAAGATAAAAGACAGGCATTAAAAGATTGGGCGGAAAACATCTTGTTTACTAGATTTGGGGAGAGGTTTGTATATCATCAGATAGCCAAAACCCAAATGCTAAATATGAACAGTAGAGTGCAACTGCTAGATGTTGCACAAAACCCTAATGGAGAAATAAGACATTGTGAGGTATTTTGGGATGGCCCTGAAGATCCTAGTTCAGAGGTTGGAACATTAGATGGTCTTTTTAGACAGGGTAACAAACAAATAGGTTCAGTTGATGGTTATAAGATAGTAGTAAACTACGGAGTAGACTATGATGAAGATGGGCAAATAAACAATAGAAAAGATTTTGAGTCTTTGTTTACATCTTATAGCCCAAAAGGACTTTTAGTATCGGCTAGACAAAAGAATACGATTGAAGTTGATGTAGACGGAACAAAAAGAACGGCATTACTTTCCTTACCAATAAATCCCCTATTTCCTCCTACACCAAGACCAATGCATAGTGGTAGTGAACAATTTGCTCACTATGCAGAATTTCGTTTACTTATAACTGATATGTGATATATCAAAATGGTTGTAAAAGACGTTGTAAAATCATTTGGAGTTACTTCTGATACACCAGCAGTATTTGGAGGTACTAGTGCCACATTTGAAAATTATAAAGGTACTGATGTGCCCCAAAGAATTGCATCCGATAGTGATAGGCCAAATGAAGAGGCAGTATCACAAGATGTACTAGACGGACGTACTGTGCAAGCATCGGTGGAAAACGTCTTTTCTCAAATGATATTTGAGGAAAGTAGTTCAGACACCGTATTCCAAACATTCAAGACGGCTGCCGATGAAAACACAGTAGTTTGGCTCCGTAGGGATGGATTGCAAACTGAGGCTCAGGCTGAAATTATAGGTGGAGAGTTGGGCCTTACTTGCACAGTTGCAAAACAGCGTCCAGGTCGAGACGGACACCGTATGTTCGTTGTCAACTTCAGCGCTGTAGGTGCATTTGGTGGTGATACTATTGTACCTGCAACTTCTGGTTCCTAATAGCACATAAAGATGAAACCAGACGATCCTCTAAAGTATTGGGAAAGTAAAGGGAAAAATGAAGACGGGCTTCATACATTAGAATTGAAGCCTGAATTAGAGCTACTTGATCCAGAAGAATTAACTCTGGACGTAGTTACAAGACTATGTGCTTGTCTGCAAATAGATGCAGATAAAGTCTTGTTTTCGGATGAACAGGTAGAATTACCTGAACATCCCCCTCTTTCTCATGTTGATGAGTTTTTCAG